ACGACGCAATGATCTAAAAGTCACTAAAAAATCTTTCGAAACGCTGTTCGATAATTATCTCGAATGGCAAGCTGAAAACCTATCAGATTATGAAATCAACAATATAGATGAATTTAAAAGGAGGATAAGGCGGAACAGCCGTTTGCGTGACATATGCGATGAAGAAGGAATTTATGCAGTTCTGGTAGGCAGCGAAGAATATCGTGCATACGAAAAAATAAGAAGAGAAATAGACAATGAAGACATGAAAAAACTAGAAGATATTTGGAAATGTGTAGGCTCAACACAATAAGGGGAGAAAACAATGAGACTGAAGGGGAGATACATCAATGACAATTTGGTACTGAAACACGAACCGGCCGGCGTATTCGAGGACCCGATCGGTGAAGGAATAGCGGAGTTGCGCGTGGAACCGCTGGACGTTGTGTGCATCGTGCCGCGACCGGTCCAGAGAAAGCGTTCACACAACAATATACGCAAAGCGCTGGTCCTGCTTAGCTGCATTGCGCTGCCGGTTGGCTTCGTGGCCTGCGCTGATGCACTGGCAAGCAGTCCGCAGCTGTTCTTCGGAAGTTTTGCCGCGTGCTTCGGATGGCCGGCGGTTGTGTTCTGGGCAAATTACAGAGACTGAAAGGAGGATAACCACTATGACACTTTATGACCTTACTGACGAATACCGCTTACTCCTGGAGCTTGCCGAGGATCCTGACGTGAATCCGGAGACACTGCAGGACACTCTCGAAGCGCTGGGCGGCGAAATCGAGGACAAGGCAGACGGCTATGCCAAAGTGATGAAGCAGCTGGAAGCGGATGCTGCTGCACTGAAAGCGGAAGAGAAACGGCTTGCACGTCGCCGGTCAGCTTGCGAGAACAGTATCGCTCGAATGAAAAAGGCCCTGCAGTCAACGATGGAAGTAACCGGCAAGACGAAATTTAAGACGAACCTGTTTTCGTTCTGGATCCAGAAGAACGCGCCACGGCTTGTTGTTGACAATGAGAAGAAAGTCCCGGCTGAGTATTTTGTCCAGCCTGATCCGGTCCGAAATGACGAGGCTATCAAGAAGGCGCTAAAAGATGGAGCTGCATATGATTGGTGTCACCTCGAACAGTCTGCGAGTTTGAGAGTGAAATGAGGTGTCAGCAAATGGCGACAACATGGGCCGAACAGGACTTTGAGGAACGGGAAGAAGAGCAGGAGCGGTGGTTGGCATCCAGACCGGTATGCGATATGTGCCAAGAGCCGATACAGGAAGACTTCTATTTCGAACCTGAACCGGGCGACTGCCTGTGTGAGGATTGCTTCCGGATGTATGCACGGGACAACTTTATGAAGCTGATCCCAGACGAAGAATGACCGCTTGAGCGAGGGGACGCACAAACGGCCAAAAATGAAAACACGAACCTGTCAATTCGCAATACCAGTATAACACACTGGAGAAAGGAACGTAAATGGGAATACCTGTATTAATCATTGGAAAAAGCGGATCGGGAAAATCCGCATCACTTCGCAACTTCAAACCGGAAGAAATTGACATTATCAATGTTGAAGGTAAGCCGCTGCCATTCCGGAATACTCACAAAACAATCAACACAGACAAATACAAAGAGGTGGCTGAAAACGTAAAAGGATCTGAAAAGCAGAGTATCGCAATAGACGATGCCGGATACCTGATCACAAATAGTTTCATGCGCGGACATAGTGCCGCAGGATCTGGCAATTCAATCTTTACATTCTACAACACGATTGCAGACGATTTCTGGAAGTTAATCACATTCATAAAAGGCAAGGGAGTCGCTCCGGACAAAATCGTGTACATTATGATGCATGAAGACCAGAACGATTTTGGACAGATTAAGCCAAAAACGCTCGGAAAGATGCTGGATGAAAAAGTCTGTATTGAGGGAATGTTTACCATTGTATTGCGGTCTGTATTCCATGATGGTGGTTACTTTTTCAAAACGAAAACAGACGGCTTGGATGTTTGCAAGACTCCGATCGGGATGTTTGAGAACGCAGAAATTGAGAATGACCTGAAGGCGGTGGATACTGCGATCCGGGAGTATTACGGACTGGAGGCCAAGTCTGATGACTAACGAACAGAAAGCCCCAAAAGGAAATTACAAACAAGTCTATTACAAGGGGAACAGGCTAAAGCATTATACAACGTCTATGATCCCGGAAGACGATTATTTGCAGACGGATGTATGGCGAGAACTTCGTAACGAACGGTTAAAACTCGACCATTATCAGTGCCAGTATTGTGGCACTGCAAATAATGTGCAGGTGCATCATCTTAAATATCCGTCTATATGGGGCATGGAAGATGTTGAAGCCGATCTTATAACATTATGTGCTTCTTGCCATGCGGAAACACATAAACACGATATCGCGAAAGCGGTAAACATTGAAAATCTATTTTAAGGAGGTTAAAAAATGCCATTACCCAAATACGACAAATCAAAAAGACGCAAATCATTCCAGTTGCTGCCGAAAGGCGCGTATGTGGTCACGATCAAGAACGCAAAAGAGGAAAAGTGGCCGTCAGGCGATGAAGTGATCCGTATCGCGTTCGACATTGCGGAAGGTGAGCAGAAGGGATTTTATCAGTCTATGTTCGACAGCAACGCCAACGAAGACAAGAAATGGCCGGCTGACGCGATATTCAGTTTGAATGTTCCGAACGACAACAGTCAGCAATATGTCTGGGATAACTGGAACACATTCTTTGCGGATCTGGAAGACAGCAACGGCGGTTTTGTGTTCGGTGGCGATATTAAGACGCTGAAAGGCAAGCTGATCGGTGGAAAGTTCCACAACCATCAGTCCGAGTACAACGGGAACGTGTACGACCACATCCAGTTGAAATGGACCTGTCCGGCTGACGATGTCCGAAACGGCAAACCCGGAAGGATGCCGAAGGACAAGCTGATAACCGGATCGAGTTCTGCGGCAACCGGCTCCGATGGCTTTATGTCTGTCCAGGAGGCTGCTGATGACGAAATTCCGTTCTGATGGATAACTTTGAAGTCAGAGAAGTCCTGAAGACTTTCCGGATCATAGCGGATACCAGAGAGCAGCGCACTCCGAAGTCAGAGGAACGCTTCCGGGCATTTGGGGTGCCTGTTCAACGGGCAACGCTGTCATATTGCGATTACTGCGGACAGATAACGCTGCCGAATGGCGACCTGTATCAGACAGGATCCGCAATAAAGCCGGCTTGTTGTATCGAGCGAAAGATGAGCCTGGACGAATTGGCAATGTGCTTTACCAGGGGCAGGGATCGCTTCCGACGTGAGTTTGAACGAGCATCCGACGCAGGGGCAAAGGTCTTTCTGTTGATAGAAAATGGAAGCTGGGAAGCAATCATGCAGCACAGATATAGAAGCCGGTTCAACGCAAAGGCATTTGAGGCAACGCTGACAGCCTGGGCGATCCGGTACAACATTGTTCCGCTGTTCTGCAAGTCAGATACTTCCGGGGAGTTGATTAAGGAAATTCTATACAGAGATATGAAAGAACGGTTGGAGAGAGGTGATTTTGATGGCAGCTGAAAACGAGTCCGTAATCATCTATCAGACATGGTTTGAGTCTGTCGCACTTCTCGGAGCAGATAAACAAGTTAAAGCAATGATGCAGATCATCCGATACGGCTTATACGGCGAAATGCCGGACAACTCTGATGACGTTGTTCTCCAGGCGGTCATGATGACATGGTTCGCACAGGTGGACGCCCAGAAGAAACACAAGAAGGGCGGCGCGCCAAAAGGAAACAAAAACGCAAAAGGGCACGGTGCTCCAAAGGGAAATCAGAACGCGCAGAAAAACAAACAACAAAAACAAACAACCCTTAATGTAAATGGGAATGTTAATGGCAATGAGAATGCCAATAACAATGACCATAACCTTCCTACGGTCGGTTCCCCTGCTATTGACGAGGCAGGGAACGCGACCTCGGAAGGAGAGCCGGGTTGGATAAGGAAGGATGAATGATGCGGGATTTGTACGAATTCGACAAAGATGACGCATTCAGGTTTGCGGATGTGATTGGTGTGGAAGTGTTCCAGAAGGGGAAAGAGCTGCATTTCAAATACTGCCCATATTGTCATGGCGGACCGCATAAAGACAAGGACACGTTCGCAATCAATCTCGATACTGGGACCTGGAACTGCAAGAGAGGATCATGCGGAAGAAAAGGCAATATGATCGTGCTCGCACAGGACTTTGAAGCGTTTTCGCTTGGAGATGTCGGAATTGATGATTATTACTTGAAGCGAAACAGATACCGGAAATTCATACGGAGGGCGATCACTCCAAAGGATGCAGCTATCAGATATATGGAAAGCAGAGGCATCAGCGAGGAAATCACAAAGAAATATGAAATCACGGTAGACAAAAGCAATGACGACATTATCGTTTTCCCGTTCATGGATGAGAATGACGAAATGTGGTTCGTGAAATACAGAAATACAACATTCAAGAAGGGAGAAACAACAGGAAGCAAAGAATGGTGTGAAGCAAACCGGAAGCCAATCCTGTTTGGCATGAACCATTGCAACTTTGAAAACAAGACAATCGTGATGACGGAAGGGCAGATCGACTCACTCAGCTGCGCAATGGCCGGCATCGAGAATGCAGTCTCCGTGCCTCTTGGGAAAAACGGATTTACATGGTTTCCGCACTGTTTCAATTTTATAAGCCGGTTCGATGAACTGGTAGTGTTTGGAGACTATGAAAATGGAGAAATATCATTACTCGATGGCATGAAAACAAGGTTCCGCGGAACCGTGAAATCTGTCCGGCCAGAAGACTATCGAGACTGCAAAGATGCAAATGAGATCTTGCAGAAGTACGGAGCGGAAGCAGTCAGGAAGTGCGTTGAGAACGCAGAGCCGATCCCGGTTCCCAGACTGAAGAAATTCAAAGACATACAGAGAATGTCCCTTGATGATCTAGACTGGATGAGGACGGGAATATCGGAAATCGACAAACGCTGCAAATTCTATTTTGGAGAATTGATCATCCTGACCGGCGCGGCTGGAGACGGCAAGTCAACAATGGCATCCCAGTGGGCGGCAATGGCGATGGATCAGGGTTATCCGACAATGATTTATTCTGGGGAAATGCAGTCGTGGAGCGTCAAAAACTGGATGGTGTTCCAGATAGCAGGAAAGCACAATCTGAACGAATATGACGGCTTAACTGATGAGATGTACCAGAAGATTACGGATTCAGAGATGTGCAACAGGGTTTTTATCTATGACCCGCCTGATGAGGAAGAGGATGACAATCACACTCAGGAATATCTGATAGAAACCATTCTGACCAGTATTAAACAGTACGGAGTCCGGTTTATCGTAATCGACAATCTGATGACGGTCATGGACTATGACGGGACGCTGGAACTAAATGACGCACAAACGGTATACACTCGGAAGCTGGCAAAGATAGCACAGAAACACAACGTGATCATTCTGCTGATAGTACATCCGCGAAAAAGTAATTCCAGAACGTTCTCAAATGATGACATTGCAGGATCATCCAACATTGTGAACAGAGCGCACAAAACGATCCGATATTCGCGGATGACGCTTGGAAGCGGAAAAAGCTTCGTGGATCTATCCGGAAATGCTTGGGATGAAGAAACAATCTCAGACGCGCCGATCAGAGAACTGACTGTCATGAAGGACAGGCTTACCGGCGAAACGATAACCAAAGGAATACCGCTTTATTTCGAGAGAGAGACAAAACGAATATCAGAAACGCAAGACTTCGGATGGCGGTTTAGCTGGGACAAGTCCGATGGATGGACTGACCAAAGCGATCTGGATGAAATTCCGTTCTGAGAGGTGACAGCATGGATCTGAAAACATATCACACAATCTGGAATGAGTCCTGGAAGTATTTCAAGACGTACGCCGAACAAATGCCAATGGATGAGGCCGCATGGGAGCGTGCGATCCGGATGACCAGCGAGTTCGTGAAACAGCACCCAGAAAACGAAGCATTCGCCAGGGCGATGATTCTGACGGTAGAACACGAATTGGAAGAGAGAGACAGAGAAGCACACAAAGGAGGAACAGCATGAAATACAAAGTAAGAATCACGCAGCGCATCGATTACGGACAGGACATAGTCGGCACGTTTGTCAGCATGATGGATGTGCAGGCACTGATTGAAACCGTATTTGCACATTTTGAAAATGTACGCATAGAAATCGAAGTGGCCATGGATGAAGGCGAGGTGGCTGAAAATGAGTGATTACAAAGTTCGCTGCATTATCAAACGACCTGACGAGGAATATGGTCATGTGACGAATATCAGCACGTCCCTGAAAAACCTGCAGAACATCGTGGAAGGAAATATTGAAATGGTCACGCTATTCGATGGCCTGGGCGGTAAGAAGCTGGTGCTGATCTGCAACGAGGAAGGAAAGCTGAAGGACCTGCCGTTTAACTTCGTTTTCATGAATGATTTCGACGGAGTGGACGCCATAGTCGGCGATGCAATAATCATCGGAGCGGAAGGCGAGGAACTGTGTGACGTGCCGATTAGCTTCGGCGATTGGAAAGAGATGTTGGACGCATGGGGGAATTGAAGATGATGAAATGGATAAAAACAGGGCGCGTTGTATGGGCCAATGGAGAGTCTACGACGACATATAAAACGACAGATGGCAAATATCAGATTGAGAGCCGGAAGCGCAACATTCCGCACGCCAACAGGGAGGGCTATTGGCAACACACATCTTACTTCCTGATTTCGCCGGACGGCGTAGAAACGGAATACTACTCACTGAGAGATGCAAAGGCGGCAGTGGAGGTGA